TTTCGCTTTCTTTTTGGCAAGCGCAATCTCAAGCAGTTTAAGGTAAACAATTAAGTTTTTAGTGCCGCCGGTAGCCCCTGCTTGAGTAGCCTCATATTCGGCCATTTGCTTGTCGCTATAATTAAACTGTTTTGTTGAAAGCTGTAGCTTTTCAACTAACTTATTTGCGGCATTTGCTTGACCGTTAGTCTTTTCCTTTAGCTCGTCAATATTTTTGGCGGCTATTTTTATGATTACTCTTTGTTCGTCAATTGCTTTATTAAATCGCTTTTGAGCTTTTTCATTATCTTCGGTGCTGCCAGCTCCACTATCCGTAATTTTTTGCCATCTTTCTGAAAGGGCAATATTTGTCTTTAGTATTTCATTTGCGTCTTTTATGGTGCTTTCAAAGTTGGCGATCTGTTGTTCAACGTCGGATAAAGCTGTCCTCTTTAACACCGCATCTAATTTATCAAAATTTTCTATTAGATTTTTCTGATCATCTTCAACTTTCTTCATAGCCTTGCTTGCCCCAAACAGGTTGGGAATCAAGACAGTACTAAGCGCAGCTACACAGCCAAAACTGCACCAATCATTGCGCCGCCAGGGCCGAACAAGGACGCTACCTGGGAGCCTTGTTGACCAAGTATTATCATGCTATTGGTGCCCATTTGGGCTTGGACTGCCATATCCTGAATTTGATAGCCAACCTGACCAAAACCGCCGCGCATAAATCTAAGATGCTTGGTAACACCTTGCATTTCTTTTTGCTGCTTTATTGCGTCGGTTCTTTGAAGTTGAGCAGCTTTTACGGATTCGATTTGTGCAGCAGTAGCTTTAGACTGTTCTAATCGATAGATTTCTATCTGATCTCTAGTCATGCCATAGGTGGCAGCCTCATCACGCAAGGCGGCAACAAGATTATCTGTTGCTTGCTGGGCCTTTTGATCTTGTTGTTGCTTTTTCTTTTGAGATGCTGCCGCCCTATCGATGGCGCTGATGTTTTGTTGAGTTGCTTGCGAACGAGCTTGAGCTTCCATTTTCTGTGCGGAAATGGTTGCCTCTAATGCTTGCGCTTCGGCAGCTTGTTTTTCTTTATGGGCTTGTACTTGGCGTTGTAGCTGATATATCTGCATGATCTGGAACGGTCCAGCGCCAGCCAGCTTTGCCTCCCAGCGAACGAGAGCGTCGGCAGACAACTGTGTTGCCATCTTCTGCTTTACCAACGATTGCGTCATTGATTCCAATTTCTTGGAAATGCGCGTTATTGGTATGCTGGCGCCGTCCTTGACGCCTACATTAAATATTGAAAGTTCAGCCATTCTTTTTCGCTCGCTCGCCTTTTAATCGCAAAAACGTAAACCAATGATCATATTCATTGACAGTCATGGCAAGAATAGATGACAAAGGTTGCCCAAGGTGATCCGCAAGAGTGTACATAAAATACAGCTCGGTGGGATCACCTTGAGCGCCTATGAGTTTTTTTCGCGATCTTCCTCGCTTTTGGCGTCGAGTTTCAGCACGAAATTGGCAATTTTGGAGATAACATCTGGGTCAACATTACGTCTAAGTTTTGCCTTATCCCCTAAGTCGAATATAGGCTCGCCTTTTTCGTCTGTTACACCATAGATCAACGAATAGATCATATAATCTGTCGTATCACCATCTGATCGTGATAACCACTTAGCCTTGTCATCCATTGACAGGCTTTTTGAATATATAGTGGTTTGCCATTCTGGAACTTCTAACGAACGAACTTCCTGGCTGCTAAAATGCGAAACTGCTACATCGATTAGTTTGCTCATTAAGCTACAGTATCCTCAGTTAATACACCATTACCAGTGCCTGAGAATGATACTTCAATCATGCCGTCGAAGCTCGCGCTCTTGCTAACAGACGCAACGATTACTGAACCAGTGTAATAAACCTGGCTAGACGTGTTGCCTGATGGATAAAGGTTAATAACAACTTCTGCGCCTTCGACCAAAGCGGTCTGACCCGCATCAGCAGAATCCCAATAACAGTTAACTGATGTTGTCCATGACTTCAGCGTAGGCTTGTTTGTTACCCACGAATCACCCATGACAGTATCAGCAACCATCTCTGATGTTGTCTCAATACTCCAATCACGAACTTCTGCGATTGCTGATGCGCCGATGTAAACCGCGCCGTCTTTTCCTGTTAAAGTAGCCATTGTAACTCCCGCGCTCGGCGCATATTTAGTTTAACTCTCGAACCAACATAGACAAATCACACAGCCGTCGCAGAGGAACTCTCTAAGACTGAATATGTAACCTGAATATCCATTTTGCCGACGCAAATCGGCTGATCTCCATCACCATTATATTCGCTATTGAAGCTGATCACCTGAGTATCTTTCGCAAGACCACCAAGCGTAACATCTGAATAAATGGCGCTTTCTATTTCCAGACACACTTCATCAAGAGTGTCATCATAATTAATTATGCCTTTGACGTAGATCTCTACGCTGACAGAAAGAACTCTTTTCTCTGTCCTTGGCAATCTCATTGTCAGGTAGTCAACCTGCTCGCTGTTCGTGTATAAAACTATGCCTGGAAGCTTGCCTTCAGCCAGTGGATATACCCGACTTCGGTATATCTTTGTACCAGTAGTCGCTAGTCCGGTCAGCCTTGTAATCAAGGCATCTCGTATCTGCTTTCGTATATGAGGCATTATTGCTTCTCTAAGGCCAGCTCAGTCATACCAGTACCATCAGGCATGACAACTCTGATCACATATGTAATTGCGCCGACAACCATCTGGTCGCCTTCTTGGGCATCAGGTATGCTTTCCGTCTTGCAAAAGAACCTTGGCACCTGTAACGCAAATGAAACGCTGCCACCAGCATCGTATGCTTGGTAGTCGTTATCGAATATCCCTTTAACAGTCACCGTACCACCAGCCAATGGCGTATATGAAGCATTAACGCCAAAGTCTGCCAGCATGATTGATCGGAATTCCGATGTCTCTACAGTCATTTCTTCTTGTTCTTCCTAACTACCGGAGCTTCATCTGATGTCTCTAGGCCAACACTTCTATTCTCTAGAATAACAGGCTCTTCGACCACCTTGGCGACAGCTTCTTTCTTTTCAAAAACAGCTATTCTACCAATGCCAATCAAGATATTTGCTTGAGCTTGATCAAGATCTACAACATCGCCAACCTTGCATGGCTTGCCTTGAATGACACAGCCTTTTATCACTTCGTATTTCATAACTTCTCCTAAAGATAGGGAGGCCGAAGCCTCCCGCACTTATTTAGACGCCGTCGTTACCGTAGGCAAAGCTAACAGCGTGACGTACTGCTACGTCTACTGATTGCAGTGCAACGATTCGGATAGTGCCGCTGGTGCTGTTCGTGTAAGGATCTACAACGATATCAAGACCACCAAACATACCAATCAACAGGTCTGCGAAGTTTCCGAAGTACAGGTTGCCAGAAGTTGCCTGGTTGGAAACGATACCGCGATAGCCGTTGATGGTGCCGCCTGGCTCAACAACGAACTGACCAGTGTTGCTGGCCTTCTCAGTTCCCTTCAAAGCGCCATACATGGATGCTGGCATGATATACGCCAAAGAACCCATCAGAGCGTTATCTTCGCCAAGAGCCGTTTCAAGAGTAATTACTTCTTGGAAGGTCGGATTTGCAGCAGCAAAGTTGGTGACATTGTTAACGCCTGAAGTTGACAAGATGCCAGTTGGCTGACCACTTGCGCCAGTACCTTCAAGACCAGCCTTATCGATTGCAACAGCCAAGGCTTGAGCCAGGTCATCACGAATCAAAGACTCAACGTCTAAAGAACTCTGAATTAAAAGTTGTCTAGTTACGTCTGTAAATGCACCTAAAGTTTTCGGCGAAAGTGAGACAGAACCTACAGACATTTCTGATTCAGAAGCTGCGCCGCCTTCCGTAGAAATCCAAGCCGCTGTTGATGCAGTGCTTTTCTTCGGAATCTTAACATCGCCAGACAAACCACTGAGCATACGCGCACCAGCTTGCATAACAGATGAAGCATTTCGCAGAACGTCAATGAAGTCGCCGCCACGGAAATCGTCGGTAAACAACGCACTGTCATCCGCAGAGTTCATGTCACGCTTCCAGTTCCGCAGAACTTCGGCAGGTAACAAGATACCTTGGGCAGTACGACCATAAGCGTCAGCAGCAGCGCGTGAACATTCAAACTCGAATGCAGCAGCTTCTTGAGCGCGTCGGTCAGTAGGGTTGGCTAAAGCATTTACAGCTTTAAGAATAGAGAATCGCTTGATCTCTTTCTTGGTCATGCCCATGTCTTGGCTTTCAAGAGCTTGGCGTGAACCAATGTTTTCGAGCAATTCGCCACGGAATTCTTCGATGCTTCGGCCTTCAGAGATAGCTTTTTGAGCCAAGTCTGCTTTGTTGTGTCGTGCGCCAAGCTCGACAATTTGAGCGGCGTTACGTTGTGCGGCTTGTTTGGCTTGTGCCTCAACCGCTGCGATGTCTACTTCTGACATTTTTGGTTCTCCGTTAGAGATTACAGTTATGGTTTGGGTTGAAGTTTCGCCTGATCTGCCTACGCCGACTGTCACATCAGCAGGAATGCTTACAAGACTCGCTTCTACGGGACGCCATTTTTTAGCCAAATATGTATTTGGTGTTTTTGGGTCACGCTCTAGCTTCCCGATAGAGTATCCAACGCTTATATTGGCGCGAATTCCATCGAGTACATCTGTGAATGCTTCTACAGCTAATGCGCCCTTTCCAAAGCGAACCTTTGCCCGAAGTCTACGGGTATTGCTGTCAAGCTCCACGGATTCTATTACACCAATCTGTTTTTCAGGATCGTGATCCAGTAACAGTGGCGCCCTGCCAGAAGCCAAGAACGACAAGTCCATTGCTTCGGCTGAGTGTTCTAGTACTTCCATCCCAAAGGACCGTTCAACAGGCTCTTCGGATGAAATTGCAATTTGTACAGTTCGTTTTTCTTCGTTGATCGGAGACATGTCGGCAGACATTGATCGATGCAAAACTTCGACTTGTTTTCGCTCCTCGACAACCGCCTCAACAACTTCTTCTTCAACTGCCTCGATAACTTCTTCGACAATTTCGTCAACGATTTCTGGTGTTTCTGTTACTTCGTCCATAGCCCTTCCTTCTGTGGCTGGCTCAAACTTAATTGGTGTGTAATCATTATCTTTAAGCCATTTCTTTGCTTCATCAACTGTATATTTGTTTTTATCGAACCTAATACTTTGAAGGCTTATTTCACCTTCTTTAAGTCCCCAAATTGCATCGATTCCTGGCCCAAACTTATCGTTTGTTCTCTTGAATTCATCATACAGCTTTGGATCAGTTATCCTTGCTGCATGTTCGTTTGGATAAGGTCGAGATTCCGGTATATCAATCTCTGTAAACGATTCCATGAATAATGCCTATTATCATTATAATACAAAAACTAATACCTACCGCTAATGTTGCGACAGCGTACCAAAACGATTTAAGAATGCTGATTAAAGCGTTCTTAATCATCCGAATCATCTCCTGCTACATCAGGAATAATTGCAGCCATTTGTGCTGCGAAAGGCTCAAGAGCATACTTAATACCAAATTGTTCAGCCAACGCTTTATCTCTTTGTATTTGCGCGAACAGCTCTTCAACATCTTTTCCATATTGAGATGCAACATCTTGAATTGATAGAATACCATTTTTCATCCCCATTACGGCTGCGTTCATTTCTTTCTGCGGGTCCACCCAAGACCAGGCCTTGCCTCTGAACTCCGAAGCCATTGAAAACTTATCGTAAATACGCAATGGTAACGAAACGGTGCCAATTTCCATCGCCGAACTCAGCCATTCATCATATACTGGCCTGACAAAATGCTCGACCATGAACTGCTGAAGATTCTTGTAGTGATCTCGCTCTTCTAATGCACCTTGCCGGATAGAGCTATAGCTCGTAGCTTCAAGATCGTTAGACAGGCTGGTATAGCTAATGCCTAACCCGCTGGCAATACCGCGCAGCACTGTCTTATGAAACGGCTCGAATTCACTGTTGGGATACGCAGGGTCAAATGCTTGAAAGCTAACTCCGGCAGGGAGCTGGTGGAAAGAGCCTGGCTGGGCGTCCATTATAGGAATGTTGCCGTCCAAATCGTCTGCCACGAACCCGTCACCAGCCGGAGATGTAAAGAATCCGGTCTTACTGGCACCGACTCGCGCTGCAACTATCGCAGCCTCGCGATAACCACCCAATTGCTTCATTGCTGCCATCGCAGGCGAAATCCATGACTCTCCGCGAGTCTGACCAGCTCTAAGCGGCATGAATACATGCACAACCTTCTCCGCTGGTATTCTTATGTGCTTTGGCGAAACGCTTGTAGTTGTGAAATCATAGTCGCCAGGGTGATACCCAAGGACATGATACGCAACTGGACGCTTGAACTTGTTAAGCTCAACACCCATTCTGATTTCATTGCCATTTGCACTCTTCTGGCTGAGTTTCTCATCAACCTGATCAGCTTCAATGAA